GTCAGAAATACCCGCTGGGAAAACGCTTCAAAGTACCTAACGCATTTGCTTTCGTAACGTCTCGAACCGTTTGCGCTCGTCTTCGAGTTCTTGAAGTTCAACGTGGCTTCTGTTCATGGATAAGTGATTCATTCTGAGCGGTTTGCTTGGATTGCCAATGTAGACAACCCCAGGCTCAATCCTTGAGCGGCTATGGACAACCGTACCCATGCCAAGCATTGTGTATGAGCCAATGACGCTGTATTGGTGAACGCTGACGTTTAGGCCAAGGTTTGCGTTCCGCATGACGTGACAGTGACCAGCCAGCAAAGCAGAGTTCGCAAGCGTGACGTTCTCTTCAAGAAAGCAATCATGAGCAACGTGACTGCCAGCCATCAAGTAAGCGAACTCTCCGACTACGGTTTGCCTCGCAATCCCAGCGTGAACCGTTACGAACTCTCGAATGACTGAGCCTTTGCCAATCTTGACGCCCATCATCTTTCGTCTGCTTCGGTGTTGCGGATTTGAACCAATGACTGCGCCAGGATAGATTTCGCAGTTTGCGCCTATGTCGAGTGGCCCATAGAGGCAGACATTCGGCCCGATCTTTACGTCTTTGCCAAAGGTAACGTCACCTTCAACGTGAACAGTTGAGTGAATGTTCATAGCCAGTGAGCCATCAGTTCAGGTTCGATGTTTGGTGGTTTTGGATTGCCGTGAAAGTAAACGATTCGCGCCTTGCTTCGTTCCTCTGGCTGATTTGTCCAGTGAACTTTGTAGCTTTGAATCTCATGAGGAAAAACTTGGTCAAGTCTTGTGGCGTTAGCACAGACAACACGAAGAAAAGCCATCTCGCTTGGTAAGTTCTTGTAGGTGTAATTAACTCCGCTTTCTGCTCGGTGTTGCCAAAGATTCCAGATTCGTTTGACTTCAGCGGCTGAGAATAAGCCGATCCCGTTGCAGATGGTGTGAGGTTCAAACGGATCTGTGAGCAATCCGCATTCGCCTCGCCAGTTCAGTAGCTCGTCAATGTTGTTCGTAATGAGCGTATCCAGCCCAATGATAAACCTGCGGCCTTTGCCTAGTCCTGGTCGAAACGCTTCCATGACACAAGCCCAGCCCAGATCCTCACAGTCGAGCGCAACTTGCGTGACGGTTTCGTTGAACTGATATTCTCTGTCAGTCAGGCAAATCAACTTGTGGCTCTTGGTTGTGTTGCGCTTAATCGCTCGCGCCAATTTGTCCACCCATTCAGCAGAGTAGCCAGCGTTTGCGCTGTAGCTGGGTAGGTGCCGCTCTTTGCCATTAAAAAGAATGCAGACAATATCCATCAGGCCGCCACCTTCCTCTGCTTTGGATTCATGATTTGCTTGCGCCAGTAGGCGAAGTTTCTAGGCCAGTGGCGTTTGATTGCAAGCTCGCCAACATACTCGAAGTCAAGCCGCTCGGCCTCGTAATCTGAGCCAGAAACAAAAATCACAAACCACTTAGCCACGTTTTTGCTCGTTCGCTTCTTGATGCCGTAAGGTCTGCCGCTTCTATCTCGCACCACGAAATAGCTATACTTCGTTTTTTTCTTAGCCATGCTCTTGGCTGTTGTGTTCTGCATCGCGTCAGGATTCGCTTGCAGATAACTCAGCATTTGCGTGATGGAGCCTCTGGTCAGGTTGCCGTATTTGTCTAAACGTGCCTCTTCGGATGGGACGGCATACCAGTTTTTGGGCAATGCGCCAATCCGGTAAAGTGCTTTCTCGAATCGCTTGTGTTCTCGGTCCTGTCCAGTGATATGCGGTAACAGGATTTCTTCTGCCGTCAGCGAACTACCCACAACGCCTTTTAGATCCTTCGCGTAGACTCTGCCGTTCTGGTCTTTGATAGAATACTCGACAAACAAGCTGCCTCGTCTGCCAGGCTTCTTTTTGTTGGGTGGCACAATGAATGGTGTAGGCTTGTCAAAGACGTCTTCCATTTCTTCGTAGAGTGCAAAGCGAACGTCAAACAAAGTATCTCGCACTGCCTTGCCTACAGCATCCGGCATTTTCTTAGCGACTTGTCGCAGGTACTGCCTTGGGATTTTTAGTCCGGTGTCGCCTTTCAGTGGCATGGGCTATTCTCTGACAAAGTTTACAAGCTTTGAAATCATTGAAGAAAACTTTGGTGTTTGGTTTGTGCGTTTGGCAGGATTCGCAAAAACGCATGGACGGTTTTTGTTTTAGCTTTTTAAGCCTCTCTTCGAGTCTTTCGCTGAGTGGCTTTCTGTTGTCTTGCCAAGTGTAGCGCTTCAAGTTCTGCTTCCTCTCTGGATAACCCACCATCGAATTGCATGATTGCGGCTCGTTCTTCAAACCAGACGTACAAGTCAGGCTCTAAGAAACGAAGTCGTTCAATCTCATGAAAAAGTTTTTCGTTCATTGAGGCGCAGCTTAAGACGTGCGTCCGTGAAACGTCTCTATCGCTTTTGATAAAGCAAGCTTCCTTCGCGTGGTTTGGCAGCACTCGCTGTGGCGACTCCTCAGTTTGGTTCGCCAAAGATTGCTAATCGTCACGCCTCAAAATCCTTGTAAAGCCGCGAACCTGTTGCGCCTTCTTGGTTCTGGTACTTGCCGGAATACGGTTGCTCTGTGGTTTCGTCGAGTTGAAAAAAAACCAATTGGCAAATCCTCACGCCTGCTTTCAACAGGATTGGCTTTTCTGATTGGTTGTACAGTTCAAGCGTAATCTGTCCTTGAAAACCAGAGTCTACGAATCCGGCATTTTGAATCTGTAAACCCAACCTTCCGACTGAACTTCTGCCAGCCACAAAAGCCGCTAAGTGATCCGGCACACTGATTTTTTCCTGAGTGCTTGCCAGAACAAACTTCGAAGGTTCGAGTAAAAAGTCTTCAGTCTGAACGTGTTGGTAAACGGATTCTGAATCCAAGAACAGAAACTTCTGCTTGACGCCTAATTGGGCAAAGGTATTCCCCAAGTGCAAATCAACAGAGCAAGGTCCAACATGGGCGAACCGTGGCAGGTGTCCAAGTTCTTTGAGTCCATTCAAAGTTTGGTGAGAGAGAATCATAAATCCGCCCAATCAAATTCTGTTGGTGAATAAATCCGAATCAGTCCGGTTTCTCCCCAGCGTTTGCTGGCGTGAACGTCCCAGATTTCTTTGTCTTCTTTTCTCAATGCGTCTTCCAAGGATTTCAGCAGGTTGGACAAATCCGGTGTTTGCTTGTGAGGTTTTCCGTTCATCAGTGACTTCTGGCGAATCGACCAGCTTTTGGGCATGGGAATCACAAACTCAACGGCAAAGCTGTCTGGCAGAACAAACTTCATATCCATCGCTTGATAACGAAGCTCATCAGCAAACAATCGGTATCTGAGCGTTGACTTGCTTGGACTCCACTTGTCTCGAATGCTCTGCCTTGGCTTGGGTACTGGTCTGATATTGAAGGTAATCATTAGGTGCTTGCAAGAGCCTTCAACTGCGAGAGGTACTGCTTTGAGAGTTGTTGACGTTTGCGACAATCAACAGAAGCCAAGGCTTTTGGCTCTTCATAGCGATACTTGGAAATCACGTTGAGCAAGTCATTGACATCCGCAACAGTCGGCCAAGGCTTGATTGGTGTGGGATTCCAAGAATTGATGATTTTGGAAATGGCTTCTGCAAAGTCTTGCTGGTCAATCATTGACTTACTGCAAAAGGCTTGAACCCAGAGTTGGTGCAATCCTTCCGGTATGGGTCGGTTCAAATTCATCGAAACCATTGCCAAAGCCTGAATTACCTGTTTCTCCGTGACGTTTTTCATAATCCTCCACCATGCGTTTAACTGATTGTTCTTGTGCGGTGAGTCTTCGAGGTTGTTCCTGCGGCTTGCCTCGGATTGGCACAATTGGTGGTTCTTGGTGCTGCTGAATCAAGTCTGCGACTAGAAAGCGTTCAGCGTCTTTGGTGAAGCTGTCTCCGCATTCTGCCAAGTAGTGATTCGTGGCAATCTCAATCTCAGCAACGCTGAATTTTGCCAACAGCCTTTTGAAGTGTTCCTTGGCTTTTGCCTTCCTGCCTGGATTCCTCGTCACCTTCATCCGCCAATCACTCCACCAGCTTTCAAAAGCTGGATCTAATTCTTTATTTTTTTCTTTATATTTAATTTCATCCTTATTTCTTTTATTTATATAGTTGTCCACATGGCTACTTGTGGACATCTGGACATCTGGTTTTTCAGGTTCATTTTCCAGATGGCTAGAAGTGGACATCTGGACATCTGGATTCTGTGGCTCTTGGCTAATAATCCATTGCCATGATTTCACCTGTCCTTTGTCATTGCGGATTTGTTGCTTCTTCAGAAATCCCGATTCCTTCAGTTCTTCCAATGCGTTCGTCACTCGCCTTCGGCCTTCTTGAAAATGGTCTCGCAACTGGTCAACACGAATCTGAAAGTCTGGTGGCTTGCTGATGAGGTACGCCAGCAGCCCTCTGGCAGTTAGTGAGAGGTTGTCATTCTGTAAAATGTGATTCCCAATCACCGTGTATGGGATGTTATCGGGAACTCGCTTGATGACGGTCATTCAAACCTCTAGCGTTTCAAAAGGATTGAGGTATTTAATCGGAACAAACCAAGCAGGAGAGCGAACGTCTGTTCTCCAGAACTGGTCCTGCTTGCCTTCGCTGCCTTTGATCCAGCCGTGAATCTCGTAAACTGGGGAATTGCCTGTGACCAAGACGA